TGCTTCGGGAAATGAAAAAACCCTTTCAAAATAAGCGTGTTCGACCATTGGATATGGTCGAGACATTTTCTGGAGTAGATGGTCGTCGCTTTTTAGAAGCAATGAAACTCCAAACATCGTGTGGCCATCCCATTCAGGGTCCCAAGACAGACCACGTCGTTTTCCTCGATCCAGAGGTATATACAACGCACAACAGGCCAGTTATTGGGGATACTGAAACGCTTGAACTTATTGAAAAGATGAAAGAACGATACCGACAAGGAAAAAGGTGTTGTCCGATCTTTCTATCCCACCTGAAAGATGAACCAGTTAAAGTGGGTTCCGGCAAGGTGAGAGTTTTTCAAATTATTTCCCTCGCCTTCTCTGCTCTTATTCGCCAGCAGTTTCTCACGGTATTGGCTTTTTTGTCAAATAACCCACTGATATCTGAGTGTATGGTCGGGATTAACGCAGAAGGTCCAGAATGGGACCAGTTCTATCGCTATTTTTCGGCTTATGGAGAAGAGCGCACTTTTGGTATTGATTATGCCAAATACGACACCACCCAAGCTGTCGAGCTGATAGCAGAAGGTTTGCGGGTGTTCATTACTCTCGCAGAGGCCTCTGGGAACTATACTGAAGACGATTTGTGCATAATGAGAGGGATAGCGACGGATCTTTCGTATCCTTTGTTGTTCGTTAATGGTACTTTGCTACAGCTCATTTTCATTGGGATGTCCGGTTCTAATCTCACAACTGCATTAAACGGAATCATCAACAGCTTAGCATTGCGCATTTCCTATGCTTACAAACAGGATTTAGCGGTGTTGAAACCTTTTCGCAAAGTTGCTCGTGTGGGAACGTACGGTGATGATGTGAAGGGTACGGTCCGAGCTGGATCCCATTGGAACATGGTGGTGCATGCCGAGGTGTGTGCCAGTTTTGGTATGACCGTTACTATGCCAAACAAAGAGAAGGAGATGACGAAATACATGCATTGGGACGATTGCGATTTCCTCAAACGGCATTCTCGCTACTGCGGGGAGCGCAAACATTTTGTGTCCATGTTGGACATCAAATCGATTATGCGCCGCTTACATGTCGTCACTCTCTCCGATGCTCTCACGCTCGATGAGCAATGTGTGAGTAATCTGGAGACATCTCTCCACGATCTCTCTTTTTATCCTCGGGAGATCTTTGAACACTATCAGCAGAAATTTGTACTGATAGCAGAGGATTTTGGGTACGTAATCCCAAGTTTATTCAAAAGTTACGACCAATACGTTGCTGAGTGGGTATTTAAGTATGTCCCACAAGAAGACAGTTATGTATCTTCCCTCTCGTCGGAGGTTACCACTACTTCGCTATAGGAGGCCCGATGTTTGGACGACAAAGTTGATATGGCGATAAATCAACAATTCGTGTGGTGAGCTTAGGTTGCGCTCATCTCTACCACGATGAAGACCTGGTATTTTATCATTTATTAAACAACTCTTTTGTATTCGGGAGCAGAATCAAAACGCTTCAGAGTCGGATGACTCGTTTTCTCGTGGGTTAGACCCACAATCCGGTAGACCAGAGGTTAGTGCAGGTACCTCTAGTAGTACCACAAAAAGTCAGAATGTCCAATTTGCTGATGGTAAACCCGCACACAAGTACGAGGTCATATCAGACCTAAACACCCCCGTTTCTGGCGATGCCCAAAACTTACCCCTAAATGATTTTATGGCCCGTCCCGTCAAGATACAGAGTTTTGTATGGGATCAAACTCCAGGCCCGTTTATAACCACCTTTAACCCATGGGGTTTGTTTTTCGCAGAAGCACGAGTGGCGAACCGCTTAGCACACTACAAGCGGCTGAGAGCTACATTACATGTGAGATTTGTTATTACAGGTAATAGCTTTTATTATGGTAGATTAATGTGTTCATATCTACCTCGCCAAAACGACGATGCGTTCACACGTA